GACGATCATTTGCGTTGTTGCCATTAGGCCGTTGTACTATTTCTTTGTAGTTTATTAGTTTATCTTTTGTTTCACTGCTAAGTTTAGGCATCTGTAGTGTTGCTACAGGTACAGGAAACAACTGATGTAATTGGAAATTATAATCCATTAGCAATCCATTCTTCAGGAGTTGTAAATTTAAAGTCACCGATAGCTTTTAGTAACCTAGTGTTATCACTACATGTATATTTTTGATATTGTTGTTTTAAAATATCCGGCATTGGAATAGGTTCAATAGTTGCATTATATTTTTCTGCTACGGCATCTGCAATACTTTGGAAACTTCTTGGAGTCCCAGTACCAACATTCCAAATACCTGTATCTTCAACATCAAAAAACTTTTCAATAATTTTGCAAACATCTCCTACATAGATAAAGTCTCTTAAATATTCTTCGCTATTTTCAAAAGGATTTACTTTTCCTGTTTCGATTGCTTGTTTTTTAAATTTATGAAATACACTCATTTGATCACCTTTGTGTTCTTCATGTTCTCCATAAACATTAAAAAATCTAAACCCTTGAATTTTACATTGCCATTGATCTTTGTCAACCATATTGATGGTTCTGTCAAATAAGTATTTGCTCCATGCATATGCACTTTGCGGATATATCGGACCGTACTCTTTAAATACTCCAGTATCTCCATATACACTTGCACTAGATGCATACATAAAATTTACGCCTTGCATTTCACAAACTTGTAATAACCTATGACTAAAATCTAAGTTATGTGCAAGAACAGATTCTACATTTCTCTCAGTAGTTGAACTAATTGCTCCTAAATGGATAACATAGTCAAAAGGGCTACAATCAGGAATTACATTTTCGATATAATCGTATTCTGCTACTGTGTGTCCTTGATCGACAAAATAGTTTACAACATTTTGCCCGATAAATCCTTTGCAACCTGTTACTAATAAATTCATTTGCTTGCCTCTAATATCTTTGTTGTACTGTAACCTTTGATTGTAGGAACAATATGTACTGGTGCTAGATCGTGTCCTACAATTTCTTCTACAGTATAATCACCACCTTTAACAATTAAGTCAGGTTTTATTTCTTTAATAAGTTCGTAAGGTGTATCTTCATCAAATATAACTACTTCGTCTACGTATGGGATTAACAATAATTGTTCCATGCGTGTTTTTACATCGTTAAACGGTCTTAGAGCGCCTTTTAAGCGTCTTACGCTGTCATCGCTATTAAGACCTACAATTAATTTATCACCTAATTTACGAGCTTCTTTAAGCAGTACAAGGTGTCCTTTGTGCAATACATCAAAGCATCCGTTAGTAAACACTACACGTTTTTGTAAATCTTTTTCTGTAAGAATGTATGTGCCTACGTGCTTAACTGATTCTGTTGAACCTCTAATAGCAAGCTCTAATGCTTTTTGATAATCGTATTCTTTAGTGAGTGCATAAACAAATGCCGCCAAGAAACAATCGCCTGCACCTGTAACATCTGATACTTCAACACGTTCTACAGATACGTTATACATAATGTTATCTATATTTCCGATAACATTATCGCCTGCATTAGTTACAATAAAATTGCTATTCCAATCAGCAAATCCTAATTCTTTAAATTCTTTGTTATTAGGTTTTACTAGCCAAGCACCTTCATAGCAACTTGCGTGACGTTTAGGATCTACAATAACACGGCACCCTGCTTCGTTTGCTAGTTGTATAATTTGTTCAGCAAAATCTAATACGCCTTTATTGTAATCACTTAATATTACATAGTCGTATTTGTCAAATGGAAAATCTTGTAGTTCCTCTAAAACTTCATATCCGTCAGCATAGTAATCATTGTCAATGCGTGTGATATAATGACCATCACACATGACTCTTGTTTTAATGCTTTTAGGTTGATCATAATCAAACAATGATACATTTACACCTAAACTTTTTAAATTTTCGTAAACAAGTCCTGCACCACCTTGTGTTTCTATAGTGCGTTCTTGTGTAACTACAGGCACAGGTGCTTCTGGACTCAAGCGTGTGCTTGTTCCGTAAATATATTTGTCGATTATTATATCACCAATAACTAAAACTTTCATATTTTTATTATACTACACTTAGGTTAATAAATCAAGAACTTTTGTAAGAGTTTCTAGTTTATTTTGATTGACTTTGCTGTTAAGAGTATTGCGTAATCCTTGATGTAAAGGTTTAGGCCAGGCTCCTGATGCTACCCAAGCATATCCGTCATGTTCACCGTTTAGTTTAGGAATGAATTCGTCTTTAATAGCACAAAGATAAGTGTGAAATAAAAACTTTTGATCAGTGGATATAAAAGTTTCTAAAGGAACTGTCTTTTTAATTTCTGGTAAAAATCCTATTTCTTCTTTAATTTCTCGTTTGAGAGCTTCCCAGGGAGTTTCGGCGCCTTCGTTAGTGCCTCCAACTAATCCCCATTGTTTGTTCTTTTTACCGTTAGCTCTATAAAGAAGAAGGTACCTGTTTGTAGCAAGGCTATAGAAGAGAGTACCACTGCAAATTATCTTGTCCATAAAAATAATTAGCCATTTAGACTCATACGCCAGGTGCCGTTTGGATACAATCCTTCTACTGAAAGTAGCCAATCATTGCCATCCCAGCGGTACTGAATTCCTGTTTTTAAGTTAGTAACATAGATAATTTTTTGTATTTCGTCGTTGTATATCAGTTTATTTTCACTGGCATCAAATACAACTCGCCACTGATTTCCGTCCCATTCTACAATATCGTCTTTACCTGCTACAAGATCTGAAAATTGAAAATTACCATCCCATGCCTTAGGACCAAAGTCACCGTTTGCATCATCTCCGATATCATTTAACAGCAATATACGAGACCCTAGTCCGCGCATATTTTCTGTAATAGGATTAGTTTTTTGCGGATCAACAATATAGTCTATTGTGGTCCATTGCGAATTTTGTCTTGACGGTCCTTCTATAATAGTATTACTAGGGAAAGTATCAGTGTCCCAGTTAATAATTAATTGTGTTTCGTCAGTTGGATTTATACTTACTGTACCGGTAATATCTCTATTTTCGTCTAGTCGTCTGATATAAATTCTACTGATATCATCTTGATATTGTCCAGGATACACGTTTGTAACATTACGCCAGTTTGTTTGTCCTACACGCCCGCCGCTAACTAATTGTGCTATTGTGCCTGTAATATATAAACCAAAATCTTGATATGTAGTATTTGCAGTTTGTTCAGCTACAGATGTTTGAGAACTAATCTTACCGTCAACATATTTTCCACCCGGAACAATGCTATCGTCATATGCATTTAGCTCAGGCATACTCATACCTAAGTCAATAGTACCCGTATCTTCATTAAAGATGCTTGTAATGATATTTGTAATAACACCAAGTCTTTTAACTTTGATCGGCGGCGACAAGTAAATGGGTGTACTAAAAACCATATTAGCAACATCAATTTCACTATCAACACCTACAGGAATATTTCTACTACTAAAGGTAACACTTTCTAAATTTACTACACTTAAACTTGTCCAATCAATGTAATTGTCTGTAGTTTGTATTTCTAGACTAGGATTAAACAGTGTAAGTATTTGTTCTAATATTTGCAGTTTTTGATCTGTATTAGAACTCCATATGTCTACTGTAAATCCTAAATTATATGGTGTAGGCATTAAACGTTCAATTGTATAGTTTTTTCCTTGAAAGTTTAAATATTCTTCATTATTTTCGTCATAGGCCCTTTCTCTAATATTAAGTTTGTTAACATAACTAGAGTCAGCAGTACGTGTTCTATCCATTTCTAAATTGCTTACGTATACTGCTATCCGAGGCGCACTTGGGATTTTATTTTCACTATTGTCGCGAATAATATTTGCAACTTGTCTTGTTAGGTCGCCGTACATTACAGGTACTTGTTTCAAGTTGCCTGCTCCATCTTTAACGCTAAAATTACTCATTAGTCTTACCATTTGAGTAACATAACGTCTTATTTGTCCATCATAAAAATGTTGCATTAGTTGTCCGCCTTAGGTCTAAGTGCTTTAGAGAGACTTTGTCTTTCAGTAACCGTTTCTCCACCAATTTCTGCTGTATTAGGATTGTTAATGAAAGTGCCTTTTTGTGTATAACGTGTATCTGTATTTGTAAGACTAACACGGATACCATCTTGCATCTTAACCCATCTATCACCATCAAATCTAAACAAACGCTTAGGCATGTAATCTGTCCTTAAGAAATAATCTCCGCTTTCTGGTTGCGAAGGGAAACTGATCCCCATACCGTACGGAGCACCGTTAGGACCTTCCTCAACTCCTAATAAATATCCTTGATATCCTGCTCTATCAGGACGGTCAGTAATCATATCAGTTGTTGTACCAATGCCACTGGCATCCATTTCTTCGCTGTCAGCAGTCTTAATTGCAACAGTACCGTCGTCCTCGTTAACTGCTAGAGTATAATAGTGTGAAATGTCATATCCAGCATTGCTTGCATCTGCTTCTGCTTGTGCAATTACAGCATCATTAATTTGCATTTCTTTTTCATATGTAGATAGTAAATCTCTTAATGTTTGATCACTACCTTCTTCTGCAGGTAGATCTAAAATTTCTTTAAATTCTTGACTATCAACTATTTGTTTTAGTTTCAATCTGTACAAGTGTGGATACCATGTAGGAGAAAATCCTTCTGCGGCTCTGTTTATATCTTCTACAACATAAAATCTTTTAAGAGCAACACTGTGATCGTTAAGTGCATACTCGTCTTTTAAGTGAGGCAACTCAATTACATCACCGCTAATAATTTTTCTACCAAGAGTTTTTACACTACTGTTAATATGTATAGTTAAGAACAGAGTATCGTTACTTAAAAACAAACCAAACTGGCTAAGATCAAAATCAATATCTTGAACATTATAAATGCCACGCATTGTATAAATGTCTGGATCATATTTTCGATCTCTGTTTTCTAAAAACAATAAATCCTGTATGTTACCTGTTTGCACAGAATCATAACGAGGCTGATCGGCAGTTGCGTCTACCGAATCAGGATTTTGCGGTCCTAAATATTTGTGAACAAATATATCGGTACCACCTATTGTAAACATTTCAAGGATCTGTTTGTCTAGGAACGCATAATCCTTGCCTTTTTCTGGTTTGTATAAACTTAATCTTGGCATAAACATATTTATGCGATAAATACTAATGGAGAAACTTACGTATGGCTACATTGGCAACAAAAAAACAAGAAGTATTTGATTATGTTTACGCTATGCTTGGCGGCGGCATGATTGATGTTGAATTAGATCCTGTACATTATGAGACAGCTATTACAAAAGCCTTGACACGTTTTAGACAACGTTCGGAAAATAGCGTAGAAGAATCATACTTGTTTATGGAAACAATACTTGATCAAAATACATATACGCTACCTCAGGAAGTAATTGAAGTAAGAAAAATATTCCGTAGAAGTATTGGTTCACGTACAGGCGGCGGCGATGGCGGCACATTGTTCGAACCATTTAATATGGCATACACAAACACTTATATGTTATCAAGTTCAAACATGGGCGGACTTGCAACATACGATTTCTTTAGCCAATATCAAGAACTTGTAGGTCGTATGTTTGGTAGCTTTATCGAGTTTAAATGGAATAATGTTACAAAGCAGATTACATTATTGCAACGTCCTAGAGCAGAAGAAACATTATTGCTTATGGCATATAACTATCGTCCAGATGAAAACATTTTAGACGACTATCTAGCAAAACAGTGGATTAAAGATTATACACTTGCTAGTTGTAAGTTTATGCTAGGAGAAGCTCGTAGTAAATTTGCACAAATTGCTGGCCCACAAGGCGGAAGTGCGCTCAACGGTGATGCATTAAAAGCAGAAGCACAAGCTGAAATGGAAAAGCTAGAACTAGAAGTTAGCACAGCAGTGCCTGGCGGTACTGGTTACGGATTCTTAATCGGTTAATTTATTCTTGACAAACATAGTTTAAGATAGTATTATACATACTATGAACTATGAAGTAACTCCTTTATTTTCTACACCTCTTGTAAAAGCAAACATAGGACAGTTAGATCCTATTGCACTAGCATGGCTAAAAAGATTGGAATTTGTCGACAGCAGTGTAGGCATGTATGCAGGTGAAGAAGATTTAGAAATTGCTGAAAAAGGATTTAATTTATTAAATCAACCCAAGTTGCAAAATTTGAAAACAGGTATTAAACAAGTTGTAGATTACTTTGCTTATACAGTTTTAGATGTTGACGATGATGTAGAGTTTGAACTAACTACTAGTTGGCTTAATAAAATGAACACTGGAAGCGATATTGCACTACACAACCATGCTAATGCAGTTATTAGTGGAGTGTATTATCCTGAAGTTGTAGAAACTTCAAATCCTATTATATTTAAAAAGAACAGGCAACACCTAAATAGTTTTCCAGAGCATGTAAGACCTAATACAAAAGGCAACTGGAATCAATACACTATTGGAGCATATACTGTACAACCTCAAACTGGAGACGTACTGATCTTTCCTAGCCATTTAGAGCACGAAGTTGCTGTTTCTCTCGATACATACAATAGATATAGTTTGGCCTTTAATTATTTTCCAAAAGGTAAAATGGGGTCAAACTCAGTTAGGATTACAATATGAACTACTCAGTAACACCTTTATTTCCTATACCGTTGTTTTACACAAATATAGGTCCATTAGATGCTATTGAAAAAAGTTATGTTGTTAACTTAGAATATCCTGACGAAGCCGCAGGACATGATCATACTGCGGACAAGCATATACTTGATTTACCTAAATTTGCTAATCTAAAAGACCGTATTCTTAATGCTGTATACGAAATGATTGAAAAAGAAATTCAGCCCAAAGACGTTCATTTTGAGTTGCAAAACAGTTGGATCAATAGGCACGGAAAAGGTGAATCAAATACATTACATTGGCATAGTAATGCTATGCTTAGTGGTGTATATTATATTGAAAACGAACCAGATGCTGGCGACATTGTTTTTCAACGTAGCCATTTGTATTATAACTTATTTCATGATACTGTAAGAGTAAGTTTTAACGAACCTACTATGTATAATACAAATGAATTTTTTATTACTCCTAAAGCAGGAGATTTAATATTGTTTCCTAGCCACTTAGAACATATGGTTACTCCTAATCAAACAGATGCGCCAAGGTACAGTCTTGCATTTAATTTGTTTGCTAGAGGAACAGTAGGCGGCGGAACTTCAGAGTTAAAATTATGATAATTGGAATTTGTGGATTAATTGGAAGCGGCAAAGGTACTGTTGCTGATATTCTAGTCGAAGAACATGGCTTTACAAAAGTGTCATTTGCTGACAAGTTAAAAGACGGTGTTGCAACTGTTTTTGGCTGGGACAGAGACATGCTTGAAGGCGACACTGACGAAAGCAGAGAATGGCGAGAACAAGTAGATGTATTCTGGACGAAAGAAACTGGACGTACAATTACACCTAGATTAGTTTTACAAGAATACGGCACTGATTGTATGCGTAAAGGATTTTATGATGGTATTTGGGTGAGCTTGCTTAAACAACATATTTTAAAAAATCCTAATACAAATTTTGTTATTCCTGATGTAAGATTTCCTAACGAAGTTGATATGATTAAAAACATCAATGGAGAAGTTTGGCGCATTCGTAGAGGCACGGATCCGGTTTGGCTTAGAATGTATTTAGACATTGGTGTTGAGCCCAAAGACGTACACGAGTCAGAATGGCGTTGGGCTACATCAGACTTTACAAAAACATTAGAAAATAATAAGACAGTTGACGACCTTAAAAATCTGGTGTCAAATCACCTTGTTTCCACAAAACACCTTGTTTCTGCATAATGCGTTGACAGTTGGCGCACACAGTTTTTAAGTTGCTTGGCAAGCAATTTGTTAAATTGCCATCTATGTGGTAGACATTAAACTGTTCAGAGTGTTTACTTTTAAACCCGCATTTTTCACAAGTGTCTTTCTTTATATATCCTGCTAGTTTCCACTTGGGTATGCCAATCCCGACACGATTACTCTTTAGACATATTTCACATTTACGTCTATAATAGATTTTATCATCTTTTTTATAATTTATTGCCGCAGGACGCTGTCCGCATACACATAAAGGTCTCATATTGTATTTACCTCACCTTTGTCGCCCCTTTTTCACGGCGTATAAGTGCTAATTCTAATGTGATTTATATAAATACATGTGAACACTTATTTTCTGAAGGAGAAATATTATGGCATTATCATCACCAGGTGTTGAGGTTAAGGTAATTGACGAAAGTTTTTACACTCCAGCTGAGCCCGGCACCGTACCAATGATTTTTGTTGCCACTGCGGAAAACAAAACCAATGGAGCAGGCACTGGTACTGCACCTGGTACGACAGCGGCAAACGCAGGTAAACCATACCTGATCACATCACAAAGAGATTTAGTAGAAACATTCGGCGAGCCGTTGTTTTATACTGATACAAACAACAACCCAATTCATGGCGGTGAACTTAACGAATATGGCTTACAAGCGGCTTACTCGTTACTAGGAGTTAGTAACCGTGCATATGTTGTAAGAGCAGGCATTGACCTAAGTGCTCTAGTTGCAACATCAGAAGCACCTACTAGCGATCCAGCAGACGGAACTTATTGGGTAGATACTGCATCTACACTATACGGTGTATTTGAATGGAACGGTTCTGCAGGTTCAACAACAGGCGGACAGTCATTCTCAAACAAAGCACCTATTGTAATTACAGATGCTAACCAAATTGATAGCGGAGCACCGAAAGGTTCAGTAGGCGCAAAAGGCGACTATGCTATTACAGCAACAACTACTCTACAAAAACTTTACTATAAAAATGAAAGTGGTACTTGGGTAGAAGTAGGCGGAACAGCATGGAAAGCAAGCTGGCCTACAACACAAGGTTCTGCTAACCCGACTACAACTTCGGGTGCATCAATGACAATCAATGCAACAACAGTTACAACAGGTGGCACAGATGCCGCTGCCGCTGTAACTGCAATTAACACCGCAGGGATTGCAGGAATCACAGCAGATGTAGATTCAAATAACATTTTGAGAATTTTCTCAACAGGAGCAAACGTTGTACTTGCCGCTGGAGCATCAACACTACTAGCAGAGCTAGGTCTTACAGCAGGCACTTACTACGCACCAGAATTAAGTATCGCCGCTCATACAAGTGTTCCAGAATACGGCGAGAACGATACTACTCCACGTCCAACAGGTTCTATTTGGGTTAAAACAACTAATCCAAACAAAGGTGCCGATTGGTCAATTAAAGTTTGGAATAATGCAACTAAACTTTGGGAAGAAAAAACAGTTTCAATTTATGCAAGCGGTGAAGCGGCATTGTTTAATTTAGATAAAGATAACGGCGGACTAAATTTAGATAGTTCACAACTTTATGTAAGATACAATGATGCTGAAGCGGCAAGCGTTGTTGCAAACTTTAAAGTTTATAAGCGTAACGGTACTGGCGCACTTGCAATTACTTCTAGTGCAGTTAGTACACAACTATCATCCGGACCAATTTCGTTTGATATTGCTGAAACTATTGTCGGCAGTGCAACACTAGGCAGTGATGTAACAGTTAGTGGAACTGCTACTGGAGCGGCAACAGACGCTGAAGTAATTGCTAATGCTATTAACAGTTCTAGTTTAGTAAATGTTAGAGCAACTGTTGATGCGGCAAATAGAATTGTAATTACACATGCCAAGGGCGGTGAATTTAGAATTACTGATACTAGTGGCCACTTAGCTGAAGCAGGATTTACTACTTCTGGCAGTGGTGCAACTCCTAACTTATATGATGCACCAGCAGGCGACACAACACACGATTGGGTAGCAACATACTGGAAAGTTTTATCAGCAACAAATAGTAACACTGCACCAACTGCACTAGCGGCAGATGGTACACTATGGTACAATTCAATTGTTGACGAAGCAGACATTATGGTACACAATGGAACAACTTGGGTTGGTTACTTAGACAGTACTTCACCATATTACAGTGCAAACACAGGTGATCAAACAGATCCAAATGGTCCTATTGTAAGCGCAACTGAGCCAACATTACAGTCTGATTCATCAGCACTTAAGAATGGCGATATTTGGGTAAGCACAGCAAACATTGACTCTTATCCAGAAATTTACAAGTACAGTGCTCCTAAGTCACAATGGATTCAATTAGACACTTCAGATCAAACAACGTCGGATGGTGTATTATTTGCAGATGCACGTTGGGGATCATCAGGAGCAAGCGCAGACGCCGCTGATATTCCAGATCTACTAATTAGTAATTACTTAGATCCAGATGCACCAGATCCAGCACTATATCCAAAAGGTATGATCCTTTTCAACACACGTAGAAGTGGATTTAACGTTAAGAAATTTGTACGTAACTACATCGATACAAACGCAGAAAACAAGCGTCAAAACGATGCGCCTATGACAGGTTATTACCAGCATCGTTGGGTAACTGAATCACCAAACAATCCAGATGGTTCAGGACGTTTTGGACAAGCGGCACAAAGATCTGTTGTTGTACAAAGTTTACAAGCAGTAGTTAACAGCAACGACGAGATCCGTGATGACGAATCACGTATCTTTAACTTAGTGGCAACTCCAGGTTATCCAGAACTAATTGGCGAAATGATTAGTCTAAACTATGACAGAGGCTTAACAGCATTTGTTGTAGGTGACTCACCAGCAACACTAACACCTGATGCAACATCACTCAACGAATGGGGTACAAACGTAAAACTTGCAGTTGAAGATAACGCAAACGGTCTAGTAAGCAGTGACGAGTACCTAGGCATGTATTATCCATGGGGCTTTACAAGCGACAACTTTGGTAACAATATTGTTGTTCCACCAAGCCACATGATGCTACGCACTATTGCACTTAGCGACCAAGTATCGTTCCCATGGTTTGCACCAGCAGGTACAAGACGTGGCGGCATTACTAACGCTACAGCAACAGGGTATATTGACAATGAAGGCGAATTTGTTTCAATTGCACTAAACGAAGGACAGCGTGATACACTATATGGTATCAGCGTTAACCCAATTACGTTTATTACAGGTGCAGGACTTGTAGCATTTGGTCAAAAGACTCGTGCAAGAAATGCAAGTTCACTTGATAGAGTTAACGTTGCAAGACTTGTTATCTACCTACGTAGTCAACTTAACAAACTTGCTAAGCCTTATATCTTTGAGCCAAATGATAAGATCACACGTGATGAGATCAAACAAGCGGCTGAAAGTTTAATGCTAGAGCTTGTAGGTTCAAGAGCACTATATGACTACATTGTAGTTTGTGACGAAACAAACAATACTCCAAGCAGAATTGATCGTAACGAACTATACTTAGACATTGCTATTGAACCAGTTAAGGCAGTGGAATTTATTTACATTCCATTAAGACTTAAGAATACAGGAGAAATAGCAGGTCTATAATATCATAATTTGGACCCCTGAAAAATGGGGTCCATGATTTGATAAATACTTGCAACAGGAGAATATTATGTCAATTTCAACACTATCAAAGATTACTGTTCCTCTAGCTTCTGATGCTAGTTCATCAACACAAGGTTTGTTGATGCCTAAGCTACAGTATCGCTTTAGAGTAATGCTAGAGAACTTTGGTGTATCAACACCAACAACAGAATTAACAAAGCAAGTTATGGATGTAACACGCCCAAGTGTAACATTCGAAGAAGTAGAAATTCCGGTTTACAACTCACGTGCATACCTAGCAGGTAGACACTCGTTTGAACCTATTACACTTAACTTGCGTGAAGATGTAAACAACAGTGTACAAAAACTTGTTGGCGAGCAACTTCAGAAACAGTTTGACTTCTTTGAAATGTCAACTGCGGCATCTGGTATCGATTACAAATTTACAACACGTATTGAAATCCTAGATGGTGGCAACGGTGCTAATACACCAAACATTTTAGAAACATTCGAACTATACGGTTGTTTCATTCAAAATGCAAACTATAACCAATTAACTTATAGTGCAAACGATCCAGTATCAATTACACTATCAATCCGCTTTGATAACGCAATCCAATCACCACAAGGTGAAGGTATTGGTACAAGCGTTGGTAGAACAATTAACAGCCTAGTAACAGGCGGTGGTGGTATCGGTTAATACCAAAAGTAAATTGGCATAACAATTTTAAGGGGACTTCGGTCCCCTTTTTATTTTATACGCACATAATGAATATGGATAAATATTTGTATGGCGAATATATTAAATGGTTTTCTAAACAACGTATTACAGGGTGCAACTAACCCAGGTGGTAATCTAAAAGATTATCAACACGCAGGTCGTCTCTTTGTTGACGACGGAATGCGTTTGGCTCCTAAGACTAAATTTCTCTATCATGTAGTTTTTGAAATGAGTGCATCTGCTCAGAAGATGATGCCACAGCTCAATCAAAGACACAAGCAAGAGTTTGCTATGCTTGTAAAAGCAGTAGATTTGCCAAAGATGCAAATTCAAACAGTTACAAAAAATATGTATAATCGTAAAAAGAATTTGCAAACAGCAATTGAATACGATCCAATTAATATTACATTTCATGATGACAATTTAGGCTTGACTACTACACTAATGGAAGCCTATTATAGATATTATTACAGAGACGGAAATTATGGCACAAGTGGAATAAGTCCCCCGTATAATCCAAGAAACACATTTGGAGATCCTTCGTCTCAAAATTATCGTTATGGTTTAGATAACGATCATGTAGAACCGTTTTTTAATAAAATAACAATTTATCAAATGGCAAGAAAAGAGTATATTGCATATACTTTAGTAAATCCTCTTGTTACAGGTTTAACTCACGATCAAATGGATTCTTACGATAATAGTACTCCTGCACAAAATCAAATGTCAATTGCATACGAAGCAGTATTTTACAGCAGAGGTGCTACAGGTGAAGACAGTCCAGCAGGATTTGGTACTGCACATTATGATTCAACACCTAGTCCTTTATCAGTAAGAGGCGGCGGCACTGGATCATTACTAGGCACAGGTGGTGTAGTCGGTGGTATTAGTGATATCATCGGAGATATTGCAGGCGGACAATTTAACTTAGGCACTGCATTAAATGTATTCAACACATATAAAAATGCCAAGTCATTGACTAGAGAAGGACTACGCCAAGAAGGATTTAACATTTTAAGAGGAGCATTGTCAAATATTACTAGAGAAACTGTTGGTGGCATTAGTGATGTAAACTTTCCTAAACAATCAGGAGACGGCGGCGACGGAAGTGTAGTTATAACAGCAGGCGGGTATGTAGATGTTGGAGTACCTACTTACGCAGAAAGAGTTGCTCAAGCCACTGGTAGCGGATCCTATGACGAAGTTCCTACATTACAACAAGTGAGAAATTCTGGACGATGAGCGACTATAAGATTAAACCGATTGATAGCGGTGAAGAAGTAAAAGAATTTTATAACAAATACTTTACAAAGCCTATTACATTTAGTGCTAATAAAGTTGATTCAGTTGTCGGGTTTTTTACAAAAAGAGGATTTGATGAAACTAGTGCTACAAGTGTAGCAAGTGTATTGCTTGAACAAGCAAGTATTGATGATGTTAATGTATTCACTCTTTTAGATACGCTTAAAGGTTTAGAAGATGTGCAAATTAGTAGTTTAGTAGCAGAAATATTAAATTACAATAGATCTAAGTCAAGTACCTTAGGATATAAGGTAGTTACAGAACCTAGAAAAGAAGCAAGAAATATAGTAGTATGATATGGCTAGATTTGCACAAGGAAAATTTGAACTCAAAAATCCTGAAAAATTCCTAGGCAATAGGACACCAACTTATCGTTCAAGTTGGGAATTTACATTTATGCAATTTTTAGATAATCACCCAAGTGTTAGCAAATGGGCTAGTGAGTCTATAAAAATTCCTTATAGAAATCCGTTAACAGGAAAACAAACAATCTATGTTCCTGATTTTTTTATTGTTTATAACAGTAAGAACGGCAAACAGCATGTAGAACTTATTGAAGTAAAACCTGCTAATCAAACACTAAGAGAAAAAGTAGGACGTTCAAGACATAATCAAGCGGCATTTATTGTTAATCAAGCTAAATGGGAAGCCGCTACATATTGGTGTAAGCAAAGAGGTATATTTTTTCGTATTATAAACGAACAAGATATTTTTCATAATGGCAAAAAACGATAAATAATAGTAGCATATAATGGATTGAACAATGACTAAAAAATTAGAAGAACTATTAGATTTGCCAGACTCGAAAGAAATTATTCAAGAAGCAAAAGCCGAAGAGAATAAAAAGAAAAAAGAAAGTGCCGTTGTTGACACACGAGATACTTTCCGCGACATGGCCGAGTTTGATAAAATTGCCGCGGCATTACCTAGTGTAAAAGGGTTAGGTGAAAAAGCTGACGAAGAACTAGAAGATATTGCTCAACGTGCATTAAGTAGTTACGAAGACTTAATGGATCTTGGCATGAATGTTGAAAGTCGTTATAGTGGTAGAGTTTTTGAAGTTGCAGGCAGTATGCTTAAAACAGGATTAGATGCCAAGGTTGCTAAACTAGATAAAAAATTAAAAATGGTGGAATTGCAACTTAAAAAAGAGAAGCAAGACAAAGACAGCACACAAGATGGTAATGTTATTAATGGCGACGGCTATGTTGTAG